ATTGTTAGCAGCCGGGACGAACATCCCCAGATACCTGTCCTGTGGAGCCCACGTGCCGGCCGGATACCCCCCATGGACGAAATTGGAATAGTTCGTGCTGAACAGGTTCACCGCACCGACCTCAACGCTATTAACAAGCTGCTGGGCGTACGACTGCGTTGCGGCGTTGCCGCCGGTGATCTCAATACGGCCTCGCAAGTATACGTTTTGCCCGTACAACCCATAGCCCGACAACGCTCCCATATCCGGGTCAACGATCCCGTCAAGCTTACCCATGCGGACTTTGGTTTTGTTAGCAAGGCTTGCGCTGGTCACCTGGTCGATGACGTCAATGTAGGGCGCTTGGTTATCCGAAGCCGTCAGGTAGATTGCGCCCTGCCGCGCGGTGTTGGTCGTATTGCCCATGCGTACCACATCGTCACCGGCTTCCGGTACGCCGCCGCCGTCAAGTTTGACGACCGTGAACGTGCCGCTGCCGATCGCCGTCACCCGGGCAACGTAATACTTCACATTGCGGCCCGTCCAGCGCTGGCACCTCAATATGTCGTTGACCACGAAAGGCACGCCAATCGTACCACCATCCGTATCAATCGTGCAAACGTAGTTGCTGCCGGATGGTGCCACCGAAAGAATCTTGATGGCATCGCTAATCCACACACTGCCATTCGTCGCCCTGATCTGATTGATGATAAGCTCATACACGTTCATTTCCTTCCGCACCGTCAGCTTATCGAACGTCGCATGTACATCACCATTCTCGGCCACAACCCGCCATCCCGAACCGCTAAATCCCGAAACAAACAACGGGCTACCCGTCCCGGCAAACCTCGGACTGTCGCCAGTCCGCACCCCTTGGTTCAGGTAGTCGGCGAACTGCATGCCGTCCCATTTGTCCGAATCGAATGCATAAGCGGCCGTTTCAGCGTGTTGCGCGTTCAATGCAAAGTCAGCGTAACCGGCTTTTACCTTATCGGCACCCAAATACAGATAGCCTTCACGCTCTGAAAGGCGGTTAAGGAAAAGGTTTTTTCGCATCGTTTCCGGATCGAGCAGTCCTGCCGTCTGGATGGCGTAAAGAATACGCTCCTGCTGGGCATACTGACGGACTATTTCCGCAATCTCGATGGTGTCGGTCAACTCCAAATCATAGGTGTAAGGCGATTGAAGGTCGCGCACGTAACCGCCTATCCGGATTTCCCTTTCAATGCCCAGCGGCGCATCCTCCAGTTCAACCGTATAGCCCAGCGTAATGGCGGGGGAGGTCTGCTTAACCCAGAGCGGCGTGAGCCGGGCCCCATATTGATGCTGGGCGGATTTATACTTATCGAGATAAGCCTGACCGGCAGCGTCCACACGGTTCTCCGCATCGGTCACATAGGTAGCCGGAAGCTGGATGTCAAACAATGCGTATTTATCGCTCACCGCAGGCTTCAATGTGTCATTCGGCAAACCGTCCGGGTACGCCTTTTCATCCGTCTTTAAAAGTATTTTAAAGGTCTTTGTAGTGTGGTTATAAGAATCAAGCTCGAACTCATATCCCGCGAGGTTACCCGTCTGGAAACCCACCTTCGCCTTCACGCCCGGAGTCAGGTGCGAGTTGATATCAAAATCCATCGATGAGTCGCTGAACGAGAAAATATCCTCGGCATCCACCTCCGTAATCGTACCGATCCTTTCCGGAATGATGTTATCGAAAATCTGGGTTGCCTCGATGATCTCATCCGCATCCGGCACCTCCAGGTACGGCCGCTTGGCCAGGGGAAGCTGCAACCGCGTCTTGCCATATCCGGCAGGCAGGTTCCGCGAGCCACCCTCCACATAAAGACGCGTCACGATGTTGGAGTCATTCTTGCGCAACCTGCTTAGCTCATACAGCCCGTTGCCTTTGCCGTACGAAAGCACCAGCCCGCTGGACTGCTCCCGGCGCTGGAAGTGGATCACCTGGTTATCGATCCAGAACTCGGAAGCAAAAGCCTCCGCGATCTGGTTCAGCGTCTGCAAGCAATTCTGTCCACTGATCACGAAATTCTGCATTTCGGTCATATCCACCACGCCGATCTGCCAGCCACTGTACAGCCGGTTCGCATTCTGCACGATCAGGTCTACCATCGTCGCCGCATTGGCCATGATCGTGAACTCCGCCTCCGTCAGTTGGTTGGTTGCGCCAAGCCCCCGTAGCTGCACTTTGGCCAGATCGTAGAACACCGCTTCCCATTGGGTATCGTACTCATAGTGGCGAGCGCCCTTCTTCACCACCGATGCCGGGCGATTAAGCTTGTACGTCTGGCCGTATACTTCCACTGTGTCTCCAACGCGAACATCAACCGGTACAGGAGATGACCAGGTCATATCCACCATATCCTCACCCATCGCCCGGCGCGTCTGGGTACCCGTCGGCTTTATCTCGGCCACCAACACCGGCAGCCCTTCGGTCGGTCTAAGTATGCTGTACGTCATGCCGGTATTGGGGCTAAAGTGGTCGGGTAATCATCCATCAGATTCAGCGTAAACGTCACCAGCGTATCGCTCCACTCCACATTGCTCACACTCACATACCGAAGCGTATAGCGGCGGTCAAGGAAATGCGCATCGAGCACGATCGGGTCACCCGCCAGCACCATCGCGCCGAACGCCTGGTACTTCAGCAGCAATGCCTCTTCATTATCGGCCCACATCGCCACGGGCAATGCCAGCGACCGGCTGTCGTAATTGTTCGCATCGCCGTCCACCTCCATGCCATCCTCATCCGGCCAGTCCTGCTGTAGGCCCGGCTTCCGGGTCGGCAGCTTCAACAGTTCCTGGTAGGTGCCATCCTTGAAAAACAACCCGTAGGTTACCGAAGGATCAGCGCCGTTTATGTCAATCGTGTGGTTTGCCATGGTTACCTCCCCGCCGCCCGCAATGGTGCGTCTGACGACATTTTCTTCTCAATGTTGTATAAGTGTTGCTGCATCGCGGCCAGCCGGTCTGTGTTGTCGGCCGTCCGCTTGGTGTTCTCGGCGATCTGCATCTGGTACATCACCTGGTCCCGCATCATGCCTGTTTGCTCCTGCATCGTCAGTGTCCGGGTACGGTTCAGCTCCAAGCCCTGCACCACCGCCATGTGGATACCGCCGACCGATCCGGCCAATACATCCGCCTGCTGTTGGGTGATGTTCTGGATGCTTCCAGCCATGCCGGATGAAGATGAAGGCGAACCGGAAGACAAATCAATGCCCGTAACATCCTCTATGGTCTTCCAGTAATCCGCAGCATCTTCTCCCAGCTTCACATATTTCTGGCGGAGGCGGGTAATGGCGTCATCCTCTGGAACCCCTGATTCGACCAGCGCAAATAATTCATCAAAAAATGGCGTCATGTACTCCTCCAAATACCGATACTTAAAACCACTGATGATGGCATTCTTCATGATTTCCTCAAAACTCTTCCCGAAATCTTCAGCGGCCATCTTGCCGTTTTGGAACAGTTCGATCAGTCCATTACCCAGAGAATCCACGGACGTACCCGTCAGCAATTCTTTTAGTTGTAGTTCAAGTTCAGCGACGCTGATACCCGTTTCCTCCAATTCGGTCCGTAACGACCGAAGCGCTTCGAAATCCGCTTTCGTCTGACCTTTCAGCTTCCCTTGCTCATACAGCAGCTCCAGATCGGCGTAGTCCGATCCAAACAGTGAAGCCATGACATCCCATGTCTTCGCCTTGCGGAACCAGGTACCGTGTTTATACCCCTTACCCTCGATGAATTCATCGCCTTGCAACGAAGAGAATATCTTATCATAGGCCGCCTGTAGTTCCGGTGCCTGACTCTTCAGCAGCTCCAATTGTGCAATCAGCGCTTGGTAGGTCGTTTTACCAGCACGGGCTGCGATGAGTTCCCGCTCGCGCAATAGCCGCTGATATTCCCTTTCCCCGGCTATCTCTTGAGCTTGATAATTAGCGAGGTCTTCCTTTGCCGCCTTTGCAGCAGCACGTCTACGCTTCCTGCCCTCGGCAATCGCGCTCCATATCGTACCCACAAGCTCTATGATAGCACCGATTGCCGTAACCCAAACGTTGCCGCTACTTTCGCCGGTCGATTGAACCCCGTCACCGATTTTAGCAACGATATCCGATATCTTGATGTACGATTGGGCCATTTGGCCAATCGTCTGCAACGCCTGGCCAAGGCCCTGGTCCATCCGGCCGATTTGAGTGACGATGCCTTGCAGCTCATGCGACAATTCGGTTATGCCCCCAGCCAAATCCCCTGTAGCAGCCTGCTTCAGTTTGGCGATATACTCATCGAACAATTTGTTCAGTATCTCCAGCTCCGCCGCAGACAGCTTGAATTCCTTCTTGAAATTCTCGAACTCCGCCTTAGCCGCCTTGATTAGGTTCAGCTGTCCGCGGGTGCCGAACTTATCGAAGTCATCAAAAAGCTTTTTCAAATCACCTTGCGACTTCAGGTAAGCTTCGCTCAGTGCAGCAAGTGCTTTATCCCGCGCCTTCCGCCGTTCATCCGCCCGTTCGTATTCCCCTGCGGCCGTCAATGCCGATATATCTTTTTCAGATTCCGCAATAATCTGTTGCCGACGTTGCTCAAACGTCGCATAATCCGCAAACGCTTTTTTAAACCGCGCATCCCTATTCGCCTGCTCTTTATCCTCGATACCTCGTAGCAGCGCGTCCAGCGCCTTCAGCCGTTCCTCCTCACCTCCGGTCAGGCCAACCGTAATGCTTTTCATGGTCAGGCCGGAAACCTGTTTTTCCAGATCGGAACGGAAGGACCGGATTTTGTCCAATTCATCGGCATAGCGTTCATCCGCCTGCTCTTTGGATGTGGCCGTCTTAAATTCCTCGTAAGCTGTCCACAGCTCAGCCTGCTTATCCAGTTCCACAGCCAGCTTTTCCGTTTGCTGACGGTAAGTGAGATCGGCTACCGCCCGGTCCTCCATGGCACCCAGACCGGAGATATCGATACGGACGTTCTTATTCTTCGGATCGGCATTGAACCGCTCCACCTCCTTCCGGATGGCCGCAAATTTATCCCGCAGTGCCTGCAACTCCTCCTCATCCTTGGTAAGGGATTTCCGGGCATACTCTGCATCAATAGCAGCAAGCCGGTCGAGCAATTGGTGACGCTGATTGAGAATGGAAGCGCCTGATTTATCATCTTTGCCACTACCTCCAAATAATGCGATTTGCATCTGTTTCGCATATTCGGCGGCTTTTGCCATCAGGTCGTTAGCATTTTTGGTATAGGCATCCTGCTCTTTCTTAAGCTGGCGCTCAACGGCCTTCCTCCGTCGTTCACCGGCATCCTCCATTTCATCTTCGTAAAATGTGTTGTTGCCTCCGGTAATTGCATTCCACAACCGGGCGGCACCGCCGGTCTTGACAATAGCACCGAATTCGTCACCCGTATTCGCGAATTCTTCCGCTTCCTTCGCAGCATTGGCCTGTATTTCAGCTGCCCGTTTAGCAGCCTCGGCAAGCTGCAAATTCGCAGCCGCTTTGTACAGGGTCATTTGGATATATGCATCCGCGTTGTCGACAAGAAATTTTTCAACGGTAGCCAGATCATTGGCCTCGCCAACCGTCTTTCCCAAAGTCTCGTTATACCGGTCTACCGCATCTTTTTTGGAAATGGTTCCCTTACGGGCCAGGTCCACCGCGATCCGGAGCTCTTCGATGTTCTTGATGGCATTCTGCACTTCACTTCCTTCCAGTGACTCATTCAGTGCATCCTGGCTTGCCTTTGTCGCATCGATGGCCTTCCGTGTTTCAAACAGGCCTTTAATCCAGTCACCGATTTCCTTGCCGTATACCGTAAGCAGCGTAATGCCGATTGCCATGGCCGACTGCCACGAAAACAGCGAGTTCACCAGCCGCCGCCATACCGGAACCCCTTTCTGTCCAGAGGCAACGAGCGCCTCGTTTTCCTTCCGTATCCGTCCGATTTCATCCGCTAGCATAGGTAGATTGTTGGATATCGCCATGAAGCCCGTCTGGATGGAGTAAGTGAAGGCAGGCATTTCACGCATGATCTGCTGCATGGAAAACTGCAAGCCATCAAACTGTCGTTTCTGCGGCATAGCTTCGGTAGAACCGCCCACGCCACCGATCCCATTGATGGCTTTCATCTGCTGTACCGTTTCCGCAATTTTGCGGTTATACAGCTCGATCACGTCCGGATCGAAGGATTTCTCCACGATCGCCTGGTATGACTGGAGCTGAATCTTCAGTTGCAGCATGTTCTTTTCCAACTGCTTGCTGCCAGTGGTCTGTGCGGCCACCAGCTCATTCATACCGGCCGTTGCCCTGTCCGCCGCCTGCTCAGCCGTCTGGGCGGTGCCGGATATCTCCTTTTTGGCCAGTGCCATTTCGCGCTTCAGCCGCTCCTCGTCGAGCGGGAAGCCTATCGGAAGTTCGAGATTATCCTGCATGGTTCATCCGTTGTCTGTGTTTCCTGATATCTTCCGGTTTTACCTTCGTAATGCCGCGTTTCTTCATTCCCGGCCGGTCTGCCATCATCAGCATGATGTTGGCCCAGCTTACCCGCCACAGCACGTGGTGCCACGGCATGGCTGTCTCTTTGGTCACCTGCTGGAGGATACCCCAGGGGCTATGCATGCCGTACGGCACTAACTCCCCTTCCTTGTCTTTTGGCCCAGATTCGTCGGGGAAGTGATCTTCATCCCCCTGATGTATCTGGTAGTAGTCGTAAAATCCTTCAGGCCGCCGTAGGTTATCAGCAGGTTCACCATCGTGCAGATACCGGCTTCCGTGAAGTACCACTTTAGGTACCAGGCTATCGGCCGCACCAGTAGCCATCCGGATATCCATCCGTTCAGGATCGCCGTGGCGGCCGCCCGGCGCAGTGACCCGCCGTGCACAGCCATGATGGCCAGCGCTTCTTCTGCTGACAGATCATCCAGCTTCTCAGCCGTCAGCCCCGTCCGCAGGTAGTACGATGCCACCCGCATCATCGTCCCGGCGGTGGGATTGCGCAGCGTCAGCGTGATACGCCTGATGAACAGCATCCGCAACAGCAAAGGGGCGCGGGCCTTCACCTTCACGCCCCTTTGCAGGATGGTTTCCGCGGCTCTCAGCTCCGTGGCCATATCTTCCTTCATCATGCAGCGTCAGTCCATTGGAATGCCGATACACTCTCTACGCCCGTGCTCTTCACGGTAGCAACCACCGGCATCAGTGCGATGTCCGTTTCGTTCAGGTTAGAACTCAAGCGGGCAGCACACTCCGCATTCGGCACGATGATGATCGAACCATCTTCCAGCGTGAAGCGCAGCGCTTTTTGGGTAGACTTCACCGGTTGCGCCGGAGCGTTCCAGGTATCCACACCGGTCACCGTGGTTACGGTGCCACCCAGCCAAACGGCTTTCGAAGCAGCCGACATATCCATGATGGAGAAAGCGATGGTTTTGGCCGTCCGGCCATAGCGGGTTACCTTCGGATCGGGGTCGCCCTGCTTGTAATGCTCCGTCTTCGTAGCTTCGGGTTCGTCCATCACGATGGAGTCCTGATAGATGTCAATCTCGGCTCCCCATTCGATCGTTCCGTCTTCCGGGTCCATCACGCCGATCTCAGCCTTTAGACATCCAAATTGATACTTTGCCATTTTTACTTTTATTGAAAGTTGTTACTCTTGGTTAATTACTCCTTGTTTGCGTCAGCTACTTCGCCGTCGACATCGGCCGGATCGGATGTTACATCAGATTTTTTCGCCTTCCGCTTTGCCGGGGTTTTCGGCTTTGCTGCTTTTTCCGCCGCGTCCGCAGCTTCCGCAACCTGGACACCCTTAGCCTTACCCCTGATGTAGTCCCTTCGTTCAGCCTTATCCACCCGTTTGTCGGAAAGCGTTTTCGCGTGATTATCGGCATCGTTCTGATGGAAGAATGCCTGATCATCTGACGTCACGTAGAAGACATCCACTTTAGGATGCGAGCCGAAAATCAATTGCAGTTTCCGCTCGCGCGTGTTCTCTTTGCTCATTGTTAATCGTTATTTAAATAGTTTGAAAATCCAGTTTAAAAGCCCCCGTTTCACCACACCGAACCAAAGCGAGAAGACCACTAATACGGAGATACCGGCCCAGACATACCACGGGATAGACCTACGCACTTCCTGGATACGCTCGTTGGTTTCCTTCCCATGTACGAGGCTGTCCATCCGTTCCCCCAAAGACATCGCTGAACTGTCCGCCGCTTCGGCCTCTTCTGATTTCTTCACTTTGCTATTGCGGCCAGCCGCAGTGGTCCTGGCGCTGTCAGCCTTGCCCGTGAAGCTGCCGTCGGGGTTAATGGTACCTTCAGCACCGTATAGCGTAGTGGAGCTCAGCCCCTCAAAATCGCTCAGTTCCACATCCCTCTTGTACCCTTCGCTGCGCACGCCGGTATGTTCCACAGTCCGCTCAATGGCGGTTTGTTCAGTGCGCTCCCGCTCCTGCTGCATCTGTTTCTTCCGGCTTCCGCAGGCGAAGAGTGTAAGGGATAAGAGTAGACATAGAATCGTCCTTGAAAGGATGGCTTTGGATCCGCGGATCCACATGTATTCGGGTATAGCGTCAAAGCTGGGACACTCCTTTATGCGCTCCCAGCTGTCAATGACACCGTTTCCGTTTTTATCCGGGGAGAAATCCCGGTGGCCGAGAATCTTAATATCGTCAACAGGCAGGTGCTTTTCCAGCTCCCTGTACACCTCGCCGATGACCTTCAGTATGGCTTCCTTCTGCTCGGCTGTACGGGTATCCACAGCTTTACGGACATTGTTTGGATCAACGCCACCCTGATAGGCGATATGCACACTGTTCGAATTGTGGCCAGAAACACCATTCGTCACTTCCGCTATTGGTGCAAGCTGCTCCACCGTTCCGTCGGTGTATATGAAGTAGTGATATCCTACCTGCTTCCAGCCGAGGCCTCCCTTTGACTTTGGCGTAAACCAGAAGCGCTTAATCGCGGATACATCGCCGTAACCGGCGGTACAGTGAATGACGATGTACTTGATCATTCTCATTTCAACAACCCTCCAACTTTATCCTGTATCTTGTTTATCCAGTGCGTCTTCGGCTTCCCACTGATCACGCTCACATTCTCCAGTATACTCACCATATTTTCCAGGACGATCTGAACGACCAGAAACACATGCATCCAGTCGAAGATCACCGCGGGCAGCTCCTTCCCGGAGTTGAAAAACGATTGCGCCATCAGGTACGGCACTGCGATAAGCACCAGGTAATAGAAGACCTTGAAAAGGAACCTCGTAAGCTTCGTTGAACTGAATTGCTCCTTCTTTACGAAGGCCGCGATGATGCCGCTTGACAGCTCACCGGCCAGCACTGCCAGCAACGCCGCGAATGCAAGGAAGTCTAATCCGAATATCCGGTTTACCAACACCCCCGTGGCACTGATGGAAGTGCACACGGTGGTAAGCTGGTACTTGGTGGATGGCATAAGGCTGCTCAGCAGGTGCGACAGGTTGTCGTATTCAAAGCTCCGCAGCAGTTTTAGCAGGAAGGCCTTCATTACCGGTTTTGTTTAGGAAGCCCTGCCTGAAGCGATGGCTCCGATATACCTGTTCCTTTTCGGCACTGCGATGAAATAATGCCGGTAGGCCAGCTTATTGGTCTGGTTTTCCGGATCTATCGCTGCCGAGGCGAAATACTGTTTCGTGAATCCCGTTTTCTTGGCGATGTTGGGCACGTAGAAAGCAATGGATGCCTGGAACTGCGTATTGGGCAGGATCGTGGCAACCGGCACTTCAAAGCCGCTGCCGGTGCCACCGATGCTGGCCGCTGCAGCGCTAAGGGTGTCTCCAGCCGTATATCCCTGGCCCTTGCTCACGATGGTCACTGTGGTCACCGCTCCTGAGGCCACGGTAATGTCAGCCGTAGCACCGCTGCCGGTACCGCCGGTAAGCGGCACGTCAGTGTAGGTGCCGTCGGTGTATCCGGACCCGCCGGTTACCGAACCAAGCGTACCTACTCCATTGAGACCATTCTGGGCAGCCACTCCGAAGGCCAGCTTCGTGCGGCCATCATAATAAGGATTGGCCACATACTGGTACAGCTCGAAACCCGCGACAACAGGGGCATGGTCACCGGTACGGTAATTATTGAAATTATCGCCGAACCGCTCACGGTCAAGCAGCAGGTCGTTCCAGTGATCAGTGCTCAGTACCAACCGGCGGCCCTGGGCAGGCACCTGTGCAGTGTCGAATGCAGCCTTCAGCGCCACCAGATCCTGGTATTTCAGCCGCTTCCGGCCTGCACCGTCATTGTCTCCGCTGGTCAGGATCACCGGTGTGTTGTCAGTCATACCCGCAGGCGCAATAGCATGTATTGCTTTGGCGAATTTCTTTTTCAGGATAGCCGTGGTGGTCGCACCAGTCGCTGCATCGATCTTCGGATAGGAGGCCCCCAGAACCTGGTCATCACTCAGCGTTACCACTTTGGTCTGGTACTTATCCAGACGTATGGTAACTGTTTCATCGTCGTACGCCTGCAAAGCAAGGGGATACGTGTTGTTGTTGATCAACACATCCGGCTCAAAATCCGTAACCGGAATGTGGATGATGTTCTGTTCGGTGGCAGCACCGGAGCCTACCTCCAGTACTTCGGTATCCAGTTCCTGGATTCCGTTCAGCCATGGGGCCTGGTCTTCTTGCGTGAGGTTGTGCTCAACCCTATGTTGCCATACCTCAGGAAAATTTTGTGGCATTTTTCTTTGTTTTTGATGTTTACTATTCGATTCGGTTAATTACTCGGGTCCTGGACGATCCTATTTAAAGAGTGCCGCGTAAGCCTCCGGGTTCTCGTTCTTGAACTTCAGCTGCGCATCCACGGAAAGCTTCTGGAACGATTCCAGATCCTTAGGAGCACCAGCAGCCTGGGCAGCGGTATTGGTCACGGAAAGGGTCTGCTTGGCCGTCAGCTTTGCGATCTGCTTCATGGCAAGGGAATGGTTTGCCTCAGCCAGCTCTTCGTAGTCCTTCCGCTCCTCGGCGGTGATCTTGCCTTCAGCGATAGCCGAATCAAGTGCAGCCTTCAGCTCACCGGCTCGATGGGACTTGATGTCCGTCTCCAACTGTTCACGCTTGCCTTTTTCCAGGGCATGCGCGGTTTTTTCCGCATCCAGCGCGGCGGAAAGCTTCGCGATAGCGGCACTCACATCATCGGCATTCTCCCCGTCCTTCAGGCCGTGGGCTGCCAGCACGGCCAGTGCGGCCGCGTTCAGTTTGAAATTGCTCATCTCTGTTTTGGGATTATTGTTAGAAAAATCAGTGTCTTTGGTTGAGGTCACCTTAGGGGCTCCGCATGCGGCAAACAGGGCTTGCTCCTCCCTGGTAATCTTCACCGGTTTGGATATGCCCGTGATGAAGCCCTGGTCCAGTGCCTCCTGGGCCGTGAGCCATACATCACCCTGCGCCCAGTTCGACTCGATCTCATCCTCGGTCGTGCCGGTCCGCTGGGCATACATATTCCGGTACTGCTTGGTCAGGTTGCGCAGCAGCTTCAGGACTGCCGCAAGTTCGTTTTCATTGCCCCAGGTACCGGCACTAGGTTTATGGTACATAAACTGCCCGTTCTCGGCCAGTTCAAATGCTTCGCATTTCAGCGCGAGGTAGGTCGCGGCAGAAGCCACTATTGCACCGCCCTCACCCGTTACACGGCCCGGGAACCGGTCTATCACATTTCCGATCTCGTTTGCTTCGAAGACGCTGCCGCCAGGCGAGTTGATGTAAAGCTTCACGTCCTTGATTCCCTCAGCCAGCAGCGCATCCACCTTGGTGCGGAAATCCTTGGCGGCATTGTCCCAGGCATCTATTACCCCCTCAATTGTGATCAGTGCCACACCGCCTTTAGCCTTCGCTTCCAGCCGTAGTGGATACCGCTCGGCGAGTGCCTTGAATGATGCTGTCATTGTGATTTTCGGTTTCCGTTTCACCCTTTTTCCGTTTTGTTTCGGCAAAGGAAGCCACCGACGGCCGGGCATCGAAAAAGGTGTGCAATCCTTGCGCAACTATTTAAAATCAGCGCGTTATACGGCCACTTTTGCGGGAAAATGGTAGTGAAATGGTAGCCAGACCCAGCCCAGCAAAGAACCCCGTTAAAGCCCGCAGCGCAGCGAATGACGCCAAGCGGGAGCATGCCTATTACCTGTTCATGGCAAGGACCCCGCAGAAGGATATCGCCGAGCGCGTGGGGGTCACCGAGAAGACAGTGACGAAATGGAAGGTAGACGGCAGCTGGGAGGAAAAGCGGGCCGCCAAGACCATCAGCATGGACGAGCTGGTCACCAAGGCCCTACAGAAGATCAACGAGCTGCTGGACAGCGAAAGCTTCAATGCCGACGCCTTCGCCAAGGCCGTGGCCCAGCTCAAGTCACTGAAGACCGGCAACACGGTCGATGACGAGATCATGACCTTCATCAGCTTCCAGAACTACCTCATCCAGAACCGTACGGCCGAGGGACTGTCCGAGGAGTTCATCAAGACGGTTGTACGGCAGCAGGACAACTACATCCAAATCCGTCTGGGCAATGGCTAGGAAGATCAGCAAGGAACTACTGGCCCGCTGGCAGGACCGCATCGCCTGGATCAGGTCGGCCACCTTCACGCGCGAAGACTCGCCCGAGGTCCGGCAGGCCCGCATCGACCGGGCCCGCAGGGACTACGACTTCTTTGTACGCACCTATTTCCCGCACCTGGCCCGCAAACCGAACTCCAAGTCACACATCAAGGTCGCAAATACCGTCAAGGGCAGCAAGCGGCTCCGGGCATTGTTCGAGATGTTCCGCAGCTGGGCCAAGTCCTCGCACCTCACGGTCATGATACCCATGTGGCTGAAGATCCAGGAGCCGCGCGAGATCAACACCATGGTGCTCGTCTCCAAGTCGCAGGATTCGGCAATGGGGCTGTTGTCAGATCTTCAGGCAGAATTGCAGACCAACGAGCAGTACATCGCCGATTTCGGCAAGCAGGTAAAAGACGGGGATTGGAAGGAAGGGAAGTTCAGGACAACCGACGGGTGCATGTTCGTGGCCCTGGGTCGCGGCCAGTCACCGCGGGGTTTGAAAAACAGGTCCCGCAGGCCGGACTACATCGTAATCGACGACCTTGACGATGATGAGATCATCAATAACCCGAAGCGCATCGGCAAGATACTGGATTGGGTACTTACCGCACTGTTCGGAACCATGGAGGCCGGGCGCGGCCGATTCATTATGGTAGGAAACCGCATCGGAAAGGACTCAGTGCTCTCACGCTTCGCCACACTTGAGGATATCGTGCACATGAAGATCAATATCCTCGACAGCAAGGGGCGGTCCACTTGGCCGGAAAATTTCACGATAGAGGAGATCCAGAAAATGCGGGAGTTCATGGGTGAGCGACGCTTCCAGAAGGAATACATGAACAACCCCATAAACGAAGGCACCGTGTTCCAGGCCAAACACATCCGCTACGGCAAGATACTTGACCTCAAGCATTACAAACAGCTGATCTGCTACACCGACCCGTCTTTCAAAGATTCGGCCACTGCCGACTATAAGGCGACCATCCTCATCGGCAAGGCGCCGGGTGGCGAATACCACGTGATAAAGGCCTACGCCGACCAGACCTCCGCATCCATGATGGTGCAGTGGCACTATGACATCGATCGTTTTGTCGACGGCCGCGTACCGGTCATGTATTACATGGAGTCCAACTTTCTGCAGGACCTCATACTCGAAGAGTTCAGGACGGTCGGACGTGAGATGGGCCACCAGATACCCATCCGGGGTGATGCCCGCAAGAAGCCCGATAAGTTCAGCCGTATAGAGGCCCTGCAACCATTCTTCGAGCGCGGCCTGATCATCATCAACGAAAAGGAAAAAGACAGCCCCGGCGTGAAGGTGCTCGTGGACCAGCTGCTCATGTTCGAGAAAGGCAGCCGAACCAACGACGATGCCCCGGACGCGCTGGAAGGAGGCATATACCTGCTCAACCGGCGTACCCAGACCACGCAGGCAAGCTACGCCTTCGGAGCACGACCAAACAGACATTTTTAACCTTTTAAACACTTGTTAAACATGAAAAAGCAATCATTTAAAAACGTCAGCAGAGCAGCGGTTATCGGTCTGGCCGCAGCAGTAGGTATCGTTCCATCATCCAGCCTCGCCAATAATATACCTGCCCTGCATCAGGAAATAAAGGCGATCAAAGAGTCAAGGCAACACGCGCAGAAACAGGCGGCTGATGTGATCGGGGGGACCCGTGTGATCGCCGGTGGAACACCTGGTCTTACCCCGAAACAATACGGGATCCTATACGGCCATGGAAACACGAAAGGCAAGACCAATTTCCTTCGCCTGGCCCACAATGCCAAACTCAAAAGGAGGTAACAATGCCTTTCATAACCAAGCAAGAAATGAAAACCGTCATCCGGCAGAATCATTTGGACTCCATAATAGATGATGACGACACCATCGTAGAGATGGCGATTAACGCCGGAATAAGTGAGGTCAAGTCCCGCCTTACGCCTGGAACTACCAAGGAATGGTTCGACGGTCGGCCCAGGTACGATGTCGAAGCCATCTTCAGTGCAACCGGTGCAAGCCGTCATCCGCTTATACTGGAGATCACCAAGGTGGTCGCCCTCTGGTGGCTCATCATCCGGGCCAACGCTGGGGTATATTACGAAGAAGTACGTCAGCGATATGACCGCGGTATGAACTTCATCAAAGACCTAGCTACCGGTGAAGCGAACGACGCCACACTACCACGGGAGCAGACCGATCCCGCAGAAACCGATCCCGATTTGATGCCCTTCCGTATGGGAAGCAGGCCGAAGTTCCACCATGAATAAAGATGAGAAATGGCAAAGTCAGCAACCAATAGTAAAGTAGGCAATACCACCAGGGCACCACTCCGGTGGGAACTCAAGTCCATCAGCCGCATCCGTCAGGACATCCAGTCATGGAACCGGGCGCTCAACCTCGCTCGCAATGTCGAGTTTACGCAGAATTACCAGCTTCAGCTGCTCTACAACGAGATATGCATCGATGCACACCTTACCAGCCAGATTGCCGGGCGGAAAGAGCAACTATGGTCATCCGACTTCATCGTCAAACGCGGAGACGAACCGGATGACGCTGTAACGGAAGCGCTCACCAACATGCCTGCCTTCCAGCAAATCATCGAGGCCATACAGGACGCCGTATACTACGGATATTCGCTCATTCAGCTAGACATACAGAATGGGAAATTAGTCGTTGATGATATCCCCCGCACAAATGTTGTTCCCCAGACCGGCCAATTTTTCACGGACTACGGTGACACCACATCACCTGTCTATTACCGCGAGATGGCCGAGTTCGGCACCTGGATATTGGAGTTCAACAGCATCAGCCTGGCTAAGTCGGAATACGGCTTGCTTAATAAAGCCGTGCCGCATGTCCTGTTCAAGCGGTTTGCCCAAAGCTGCTGGTCAGAGCTTGCCGAAATATACGGCATCCCTCCGCGTGTACTGAAGACAAACACACAGGATTCAGCGATGATGAAACGCGCCCAGGCTATGCTCCGCGATATGGGGGCTGCAGCTTACTTCATCATCGATGAAACCGAAGCGCTTGATTTCGCCCAGGGTGTATCGACAGATGGCAGCGTGTACAACAACCTTATTACGCTGTGCGATAACCAGAACTCCCTGCTCGTTTCTGGGGCGGTCATTGGTCAGGATACCAAATACGGCAACTATTCGAAGGAGAAGGCCGGTCAGGATGTCCTATGGTTGCGTGTGCTGGCTGATATGCGGCACGTCCAGCAGCACATGAATGCAACCGTAATGCCCGCTTTAGCCAAGCACGGCATCGTCCCACAGGGATCCGTGTTTAGCTACCCCAAGGCAGAGGATACCGAACAGCTGTTCAAGTTCATCCAGCCCTTTATAAACAGCAAAAAATACCGCGTACCGGTAGACTGGCTGCGTGATAAGTTCGGCATCGAGGTGGAAGAAGTCGAGGCGGCCGAAGCGACCGGCGGAAACGATCCTGAAAACTCAAAACCTTCCTCCGCGGGGGGGAAAGCCCCCGACGCCCTTGCAGATCCCCTCAAAGGTTTTTTCGACTGAGCCCCGGTGAGGCTCCGGGGCAGGCATTCGCCAGGCTAAGAAGCACCATTGATCAGACTTACTACGGCTGCTGCGAGGGTCATGGTCACGCTTTTCCGATCGCTGCTAAACCTCCAGCCGACTTTGCCAAACACATCGCCGATCTGGCACGGCAGATCTGGGACGATCAGGACTTTGAACCGTCCATTGATCCCACACTCGTACAGACCTATGGCAACCGTCTCCAGGAAGGCATTGAAAAAGGTTTCGGCCAGGCGCTCGTAAACATTGACTTCGATTCACCGGATCATGCCCTGATCAGCAGCCTGCTGGACAACACCTGGCAGTTCTCGGCCGCCAAGACCTACACCCAATTACGCGACATGGGCCGCGCACTGGTCGGCCCGGACGGGCGGATCCGGTCATGGGAAGACTTCAGACGCGAGGTTGCCGGGATATCAACCAAACAACTGGGGTGGTTGCGGACCGAATACGACAGCGCCATAGGCGGAGCCCAGATGGCCGCCAAATGGAAGCAGATATGGGAGCAGCGGGATATCCTCCCCTTGCTCCAGTTCGATGCCGTCATAGACGGCCACACGTCTCAGATATGTACCAGTCTGGACGGCGTCATCCTGCCAGTTGACGATCCTTTCTGGCAGACCTATTATCCGCCGAACCATTTCAACTGCCGGAGTACCGTGCGCCAGTTGAGAAAGGGTACGCCTACGCCACCGGACAAAATCGTGTATCCGGCCAAGATGCCGGACATGTTCAAGGTAAACCTCGGCCAGCGCGGGCTGGCATTCCCTATGGATCATCCTTATTTCGAGGCCATGCCGCCAGAGGTATACGCAGAGGCCCGTAGGTACTTCCCCTACGAGCGGCAGTTCGACATTTTGGACACCTCCGAAGATCTGCCCGGCATGGTAAGACAGCATTTTATGGTTGATACCGGGGCATCCGATTACCAGCGACTGTTGGAAGTCGCCATGGAGAAAGCTTCCGAAAAACAGATTATAGACATTCTGCCTGAACTTCAGGAAAGTCAGTACCCGCTTGAGCGCAGCATCATATTCAAAGGCGCCAAGGCAGGAAAATCTCCAGACCTTCGTATTGGTGGCAACTATGTCGAAGAAGAAGCGTCCAACAACTCCGGAAACCCCAACAACATCAAGCACGCCGTAGACGCCGGTTCTAAACAGGCAAACTATGTCATCGTTACCCTCTCGCAACAGATCAGCTTACAGCAGCTGGAACGTATGGCCAAAAGCCGTTTCATAGATCATAAAGAACTAAAGGCGATAGAATTCAGGTTTGGAGGGCAAACGGTAAGGCTGGAAAGGGAAAAGTTCATAAAAAGCCAAAGCCAATAACTTGCGTCATTGGCTTTGGGGCACAGTGCCGTTTCAGCAACGGCTCTGTACAACAAAGGTAAGCACTATTAATCAAATAAGCAAATGACCAACGAAGAGAAGATAAACGCCTACCTCCAGCAGCTCACCCAGCGTATCTACAACGTGCATCAGCGCCTGGCGCCGCTCGTCGGCGCCGAGGTGATAAACCACACACTGGACAACTTCAAGAACCAGAGCTTCGACGGCCAGAAGTGGCCGCGCCGGAAAGACAAAAAGAACACCAAGCCGCTGCTGGTAAAGTCCGGGCGGTTGCGCCGCGGATCCAGTTGGCGCGTACTATCCAGCTCACCCACCAGGGTAACCGTCGGCACCGATGTGCCTTATGCACGCATCCACAACGACGGAGGAACCATCCAGCGGGCCGCCCGATCGGAGACCTTCGTTCGCAACCGATACCGTCGTGGTCCCAAAGCAAGGATGTTCGGCGGCATGGGCGCGTTCCAGAGAGGAACCACCCCCGGGCGCGGGCAGACCTACAAGGCATACAATATCTCTATGCCGCAACGCCGCTTCCTGGGCATATCCAAAAAACTGGCCAGCGACATCAAGGCACTCATCAAAGAAGAATACGACAAAGAATTTCCAAAAACAAAGTAACTATGAAAGCACTATTTTTATTGATCGTTGCCCGGCTCAAAACAGTGCCCGGCATCAAATGGATAGACCTCGACAAGGGTCAGATAGACGACTTCGAAGTACGACCACCGATCAATTTTCCCGGCGTACTGGTCAGGATTGAGTACACAGGCTGCCGCGATGTCGGAGGAGGCGTACAGCAATGCTCCGTCCGGATCACCTTACGCTGTGTATGGGACTTCCACGGCCACACCGACGCCACCATGTCGCCGGAGCAGCTTGCAAAGAACCTCGAATACTTCGATTTCGTACAGAGCATATACCTGGCATTTCAGGGACATCACGACGTCACGGTCATCCGTTCGCCGTTCAGTCGTACCAGCCAGATGGAGGAACCACGACCGGATGGATTGAAGGTAATCGATCTTGTACTGGCCACTCAGGTGCTGGATCGCAGTGCCGCATAAAAGTCAAAAGCCCCGGACCGTATTGTCCGGGGCATTGCCGCTATCTCTCTGTCTATCGGTGGTTATCAATGTTAGAAGAGGCTCAGCTGATTCTGCCGGTATTCACTAGGCTTCATGCCTTTAATATTCATCCACTGGCGGTAGCTAATGTATATCTTGTTTTCGGGGAAAACCGTCCGCAGTATCCGCGTATCCGGCACATCACGCTCCTTCGCTTCGCGATACACCTGCATAATGTGCTCAACTTTCCGTAAGTAATTCCGCCTGTGGTACGCCATCCAAACAAAATAATATTTTGTTTAACGGCAAATATACGGAATAATAATCTAAATATAAGTTTAGATTTGGTTTAGATACCGACTTGTTTTACATTTGAAACGCAAATTATTACACAACATCCCAAAAGTATCCTTATGAACATGGACTAGTGGGGAATGAAATTGCCTCGACGCCTCGAGAGATCGTCGGGGCTTTTTTGTAGGTCAAAACTCTCGAGTAATCCTTGCCAGATAGGAGAAATAAATTTGGCTGGAGGGCTGAAAAAGGCAGCCCTGACAAAAAATATCTTTTGAGATGCGTAATAATTTGCAAAAAAACGATGATGACCAGGAGTATATTTTTCGACCTTACATCGTAAAAAATGGAAAGAAAATATACCCTAAGAAAGCAAAGGTATTTAAGATACCTGTAAGCAAGTAAAAAAACGGTATAATCGTTTTATGTAGAGACCCAAAATTTCGACCTAAATGAGTAGGTTTCTACTTTTTATAGCCGCTCAATTAGCTTAATGTTGAAGCCGTCGTTTATACCAAACCTAGTGTCTATCCAAATAAACAAATCAATCAACTTATCATTAACCCAATTTATCCCTTTCACCTCGTTTGTTTCCTCATTGAAGTAGCAACGAAAACCATATATTTCCGCTATGTGAGTGAAATCCGTACGCATGATAATTTCAATTACACGAGACACCAAGCAAAAACAATGCCCCATCGCTTATAAATAATGAAAGGCTCATTGCTGAATGATGTGTTATTACCTTTATTGAGAATAACTCACCTCTCCACCAATAGATTTAGCTACCTTGGTCATGTTACCAAAAGCAATCTCAACGTTATCACCGGACTCAAAAGTTGCGATATCCTTACCTTTACCACGCCTTTTATACCAACTGGTAATCGTCACTTGTCCGTCTATTATCGCAAATAACATAATTTGCTTATATGTGCCGCGCTTTTTCCCTTTAAACTCGATAACTCCACTTTCAATGCTTTTAAATATCGGATCGCTTCGCCGCACCCGATATCCCAAATCATTCAGGACTTCACCCGCTTTCAAGTAGTTTTCATCTCCAGAAAGGTCATTAACCAACACAACTTTAGTGTCACCATCGGTTTGGGCGAAAACTGGAAAGAACGAAATACATAAAATTACAAAAAACAAATACCTCATGTGATTCAGATTATTAGAGTACAATGTTAATAAATTATGCCCAATCCACAATACGCTGCGCTTGATCCCTTCTCGGCTTAAGCCCCAAGCCGCGGAGGTGAGCATAGTAAGCTGACATTTCCGATCCACTCAGCTTGGCTGCAAAATTAGCATCCCATCCATTTGGAAACGACGGTTTTCCGTAATTAGCTATTTCCGCCTGCAACTCGTTGTAATACTTCACCAGATTGGCGATCGAATACTTGCCCTTAAAAAGAAAATTGCCACTCTCAAAATAATGCCGCAACATCCCTTCATCCACCTTAATCGATTTCATCTTACCGGCATCAGGCCCGCTCACCTTATACTTCACCCCGGTATAGCGCTCATACAACCGGCACCACAGCGCAATCTTATCATTCACCTTATCAATCGCCACAGGCACCACTTGCAAGCCAATCCCCTCAAAATCCTTCACACGTTCCTCCGAGTGCGGCAACGTCCCGAGAAACAGTCCATACTGTCGCGGCGTTAAAGCATCTTTACACTCAATTTTAAACTCCTTCAAAAGCCCATCTTGAAAGCCTACTTCCAAGTGGCCATTCATCTTATCGCTTTTCAGTCTGTATGTTGTTTTCATATCGTTCTTTGTTTTCATAATGCCGATCCCTGCATGACCAACACACCCGATGCCCAGTTTTAGCATCTCGGAACCCATTCCATACTCCCGAACCTCTTTTCGTGCCTGGGTCTTTTCGGCAATAGTCACACTTCATTTTTCAACCCTTTCAAAAAACTAGCATACACCTTCGCCTCGAATATGGTGCACACCTTCACCAACTCATCAATAGTCAACTCGTTAAAAGACTTCTTATACTTGGTTTGCGTCCGGCACCAACCATCCAGTCGACCCAGAAGCTCATCGAGCGACTTACCCCATCGCATCGTCTGGGCCAGCCCGATCATTTTCTTTCGGATGCCGTCACCCGGTTTCGGCTCCCAGCCATCCGGCACGGGTTGCAAACGCCGGAGACAAACCATCAATTCCTTAAATTCACCATCGTCCAGTGAAGACAGACTGTCTGTTCGGCCATCGGTGAATTCCAGCACCGCCTCTTCTTTCGTCTTTCCCAAAGCCTTGCAGATAGCAAAGAATGTCCTGTAGTTTCTCATCGTATCTCCATTTGCACATTATACCCAAACCGGCTCCGAAGCTCATCCACATAAGCCACCATCCGGCCATCCAATACGACCAGTTCCTCCGGTGACGTAAACACTGACCGGCAGCGCGCATCGTACTTCACCACCCGCTTTATCCGTTGGTGGAGCCGGTACCGGCGTCTGTTGTCTTGTAAATTCATACCATTAAAAGTTTAAGCTTCATCTCCTCCCGGAATGCCTGTGCTAGCGACTCCCTACGGCCATCCTTAAAAAAATACTCCATCAACAGCCGCTGCGGCACAAACACGTTCTGATACACGTTCACCTCACTTTCCTCCTCAACCACCTGCATCACCCATCCCCGCGACAGTAGGAACTCGCGCATCTCATCGTCCGTGAAATAAAGCTTCAGTTCCATTACCAAAGGTATCCCCCCACTACCTCATAAAACATCCGTTTTGTACGGCCGCGCATGTGGGATTTGTTGCGCAGCTCACGGCTCCAGTCCCGGAGCAGGTCCCATGCTTTCGTTCCCACGGAACCACGCCGTGCCATGTCATTCATGATCTCTTGAATGAATAGCCGATCTGACACCAGCTCCGGATCACGTAATCTGGTCGGTACAATCACTGCTTCACTAATTTTCATAATGCTTTCCACTGTTCCTCCTTTTTTTTATTCTAGACAACCAATCCATCGCGACACCCAGCGCAGCCGAACCAGCCAGAGTGCTCGCAGCCATTATGATACTGTCCACCATCATTTCAGATCAATTCGGTTAACTGATAGCTTGTAGTTATAAATCTCCAGGAACATCTCGCGGTACTGCCGGGTGTTGATGCATTTCACCAGGGACCGGGGCTGATCCAATATTTTCTGTTTGAAGTATTCAGGGTCGAAATCCGGATGATCGAAAAACTGCCGGATCACGCCGACCACCGTGCCGTTATACGCAAGTGGGTATACATTATATAGCCACTTGAGAAAGCAAGCTATTTCCTCGGCCTGTCGGATGTTCATCACGTTCGCGTGTCCGTCCATCACTGCCTTCGTATTTCGGATGCCGTCTGGATCGAGGAGGGCGAGTGCCGCCGATATTGGAATCTTTGGGTGCTCGGCGAGGAACTTTGATAGCACATTGAACCCCGGCCGCTTTTCGATCGTATGGTAGTTGATGTAATCCATCAATGACCAGTTCTTTTTGTTGCTGTTCAGCGCTGCGATGTCCGTCTTTCCAATGCCATCGTCCACCACATACCATACCGGTACCTTCAGCTTCCTCCGGAGCAGCCCCTTCAGCACCTCATGATCAACCGATGGGTAAAACTTCCGGATATCCAGCTTTAGGCAATAGGTCGTACCAGCCACATCCTTCAGCGCACGCCGTACCGCCTTGGAAGCGGCATGGATGCCACGACCTTTTATGCAGCTGTAGGTATCGCCCGTAAACGTCGAGACGAATATCGGCTCCAATACATTCATCACCGCATGGTGCACGATACGATCGGGGAAGTAAGGCAGGCGGTGGATAAGCCGCTCTTTGGGTTCATGGATGGTAAACACGGTGTAGGGCGATGTCTTGTAGGTTTTATCCAGCAGCATCCCGTGCAGCGCCACCAGGTTGGCTTCCCGGTTCTTGTCATGCATCCGCACGCCGTATTGTTTCGCCTTGCCCTTCCGTGCAATCTCATCCGCCAGCCGGAGGTTATCCAGGCTGCAAATTCTTTCGTATAGGTTATTGATCCGTTTCATTTCATTAAGCCTTTGCTTCGTTGGTCGTGCTCTCTACCAGAGTGGGATACTAACGCCCGTTTTAAAGCCGTGATTTTCTGCCCTGATGGCAGGGTCCGCGCCGCTTGTTTAAGCAAATTGGGAACTGACGTTCGAGTTCTCGTGGTCGTTATCGATATCGTTGATCGAGAACCTGGCAGCTGAGCTGCCCGCAGCATGCGGCACGCAACCCGTGATGGTTACGCCGGGATTACCATCCAGCCGCGCGACACCTCAAGGAAGTGATCCGCGTAATGCTTCGCGCGGCTCCGATCCCTGAAAACAAGGCGGGAACCGACGTGCGAGTGCTCGAGGTCGTAATCGAAAGCGAAGAACGAGAACCCGGCAGCCGAGCCGCCCGCAGCCTTCGACCGCATATCAAACCACAGCAGCCACTTCCGTTCCTCCCAATTGTCCCAGTCAGGCTTCCAGCCTTCATTCAAGACGCGGATGATCCTGAACGTCCTGGCAACATCGTTGACCGCCTTTTGCTCGTCACTCTCAGCCTCCGGAAAAGGAAGTGATTTTACGGGATCCACGCCATCGGCTTTGCAGATAGCTTCATAGGTTGTGAGTTCTTTAAAATCCATTTGAAGTGTAATTAAGAGGTGAAAAATGCTTTGTAGATCGGCAGGAATTTATTGGCCGCGTCCCGCGCATGTTCCTCTTCACGATAAACAAGGCGGGAACCGACGAACGAGCGCTCGCGGTCGAGACCGAGATCGCCGACCGAGAACCCGGCAGCCGAGCCGCCCATCCGGAAATAAGGGCAATGCTTCCACTCATCGCTATCATTCCAATCCGGCTCCCAGCCGTCGTTGTAGGCTGCCACGATAAGCTTGATCTGCCGATAGGCAACTTCATCGGGCGCGAGCCCCTGGCATTGCTGGTCGAAGTCCGCTGGCGTGATGCCATGATAAGCCAGGATATCCGTAAACTCCTGGAACCGTTCCATCGGGTCGGTGGCAAACAGGGCCTTCCCGAAATTCTCCTCAAGCACCTCCTTGAAATAGGTAGGTGCGGCCGGGTAAAGGCTCCGGGCCTTTTCTTCCGTCAGTTTCAATTCTATTGTTTTCATCTGTGTTAAAAATTAGTTACTCCATTTCCTCCCGGGCACCTTCTGCCCGGATGATGAAATCGTCTGACAATTCCTCCATGAGCGTTGCATACTCTTCGTTGCTCAGGTACTCGGCCACCTCGTCGACCTTGTCGATTATGGCCCGTTTTGCTTCCAGTATTCCCATGTTATAGTTCCTCCAGTTCTTCGACCTTCACCACCGCACTGCTGAACATCCTGATGCGGCCGTTGCGGTGGTCGTGGTACTCCAGCAGGTCGCCGGGGCTTACCTTTTCCGGATCCAGGATGATGTCGTTTTTCTCCAGGGGCTGCCCGAACGGCACCGGCCGGAAATCCCTGATCACGCCGGAGGCAGCCGCCCAGATCACGCTGCCGTTTTCAAATTCTATCCTATAGCCTTGCATATCCAATTTATTAGTGTGGCCCATAGCCAGGCGCTGATGATGATCAGGCACCACCAGGCAATCGCCTTCGTCCAGTTGATCCGCCGTTTCATACCCCGTGAAAATTCAGCTCCACACGCTGCCATTTGTCGCCGTCCCTGTCCTTCACCTCGAAGTAGTAGGCAAAGCCCTTACGGAGCAGCGAGTAGCTCTCCTCCAGCAGGCGCAGCCCTTCCAGCCAGCGCTCATCGTCATACTTGTCCCGGTGCTTCATCAGCGTCAGCACCTTGGCATATTCCAGGTCGCCCTTCTTGTTCCGCTCCAGGAAAGACATCAGGATCTCGAACAGCTTCTTGTCCCGCTTCTTCACCGCATCGCCCAGGAACTCCTTGATCAGGTCCACACCCTTCTCCGCCCGTTCATCCCATTTCGGGTCACTGTCTATGCGCCGGGCCACGCGGGCGGTACCCTCCGTGTTGGTCAGGTAGAAGCCGCCCTTGCTGTTCTTGCGCAGCGCACCGTATTCATCCAGCTTCTGGTGCTGGACGTCCATGATCGCCTCGGCCTTGTCCTTCAGCCGCCGGAGCAGGAGGCTCGCCTCCCTGGCTTCCTCCATCAGCTGCTGCACGGCTTCGTCGCGCTCCTTTTCATACTTCACCCGCTCGCGCTCCCGCCTGGCGGCCTCTTCCTTCTTTTTCGCCTTCAGGAACTCCTCGAGCTCCTTGGTGGTCATTTCACTGACCGGCTTTTCCGTTACTGTTGTCATTTTCGTTATTGCTTGATTTTAAAATTTCCAGTTTCGCGATAGCTAGTTTCCGTCTGATCTCCCGGACGGCATCGATGTCCGCATCCGGATGCGCGCGCAGCCATGTCTCGTAGTCCAGCACCTCGCTTTGCAGGGTTGTCAGTGATTTACTTTCCATATCAGTTCAATTGTTGGTCTATCATTCCGATTATCCGGTTTATCGTCACCATTGCTTCCGGCTCCACCTCCACATCCCCGGTGTTGTCGCAGTGGGCTATGAAGGCCGAGCCCAGCTCCTGGTGTATCGATATCCGGTATTTATCCTTCTGCTCCACCGATTTGCTCCTCAGGATCAGCGCGAGCCGCTTCATGGCGAAGTACACCGTACGGTAGAGGTACGCGCCTCGCCTGTACCGCTCCGGCGCCGACAGCACGATGAAGGCCAGCCAGATGGTCAGCTCCCTATTCGTCAGTTTCACCACCACCTTCATAATTCCTCAGGTTCTCGGCTATCGCGTCGTGCTTTATACGGAAGGCCTTATCTATTCTATAGAGCGTCTTGAAGGCCTCCATACCGCTTATCACCGTGGAGTGGTCCCGGTCGAACACCCGCCCGATCTCGCTCAGGTTCATCGGGAGATGCTTTTTCATCAGCACGAAGCAATGGTACCTCGCAAACACGGCCTCATTCGTCTTTTCACGGCTCATCATGCGGGGGATGCTCACGCCCGTCACTTCCTCCACCACGTCCAGTATCTTCGCCTCGGTGATCGGCCCGATGTCCCTGAAGGCAAAAACCAGCTTCACGGGCCGTTTAAAGAGCTTCTGGAGATCATACTCCAGGGCACGCATCTTCTCCACGGCGATATCCGCCTCGTAGATCGTTATCATCTCACGCCCCCTTTCCGCATCACCTCCAGCAGGTGGTTGTATGCAGACAAAAAGTAGTCGTCGGCCAGCAGCCGCACATGGCTGTGGTTGTACAGGTACTCATCGTAGATCAGTGCGAAGTCATCCCGGCAGTCCGTCGCCAGCGGCAGCCAGTCCCACTCGTTGCGCTGGTTCCACTCGTTTATCCAGAAGCCCCGGAACACCGGCGAGTACAGGATCTCCTCCCGCACCCGCGGCCATCCCTGGCATACCTTGTCCACAAACAGGCAGTACTGCTCGAACTGGTGCTCCGTGTACTGCTCCCAAGACCATCCCAGCAGCTCCATCACCTGCCCGGACAGCGTCAGGCTCTCCAGCCTGACCTTAGCGATATGTGTCAGTGTTTTCATTTCCACCAAAATTTAAACCCCAAAATATTCGGCCGACTTCTCCGGCCATATATCATATATCCCACCGTTGGGCCCCACGTAACGCCCCTTGCTGAACGCCCGGAAACCTTCCACCCAGATCTTCAGCGTCGCGTGGTACATCGTGTCCCGAGCGGCCTTCCCAGTCGGCTTTTTCCCCTCGGCCTGGCTCGTCACGATGAAGAGCTTCGAAGGGTAGCGCTCGATGAACTCAAGGAACTTCCGGAAACTCATCCCGGTATACTGGTAGCTGTTTATCACCACCACCCGCTGGCTTTTCTGCTTGTCAAGCCGCGCCTGGAAATCCACCATCGGCTCCTTCACCATCTGCACGTTCCTTTTCACCTCAGACATCCCCACGCGTTTGAAACTGTCCTGTATCGTCTTCGCATTACCCTCTTCCAACTCATTGATCAGCACCCGCTCACTCCTTGCCAGCTCTTTGATCATCTGGTGCGTGAAGCTACCCTTGCCGTTTCCGCTGTCTCCCCAGATGAACCATAGCCCCTTGTTTTCCACCTCGTCACCAAAGGCATCAGCCCATTTCCCGCTGAAATCGATCAGCTCATACCGCTGGTTCAAAATGTTGTCCACCGACCAGGCGCGTCTCAGACTCATATGCCCAACACCAGCTTTACGAAGTCCTCGTTCAGTTCCTTGCCCGTGCGGTCTGCCTCGCGCAGCGCCGTCTCCATCACGTCGTGCAGCTCCCCGTAGTTGTCGCAGTTAGCCTTTAGCCATTTCTGCAACGGCACCGGATAGTCCGTAATGAAAGCCCTGTAAGTGCGGTCAATCGGCGTGATCTTCCGGATCCGGTACTTGATACGCCTATACAGCTGCGGGATCCCCGCCTTGTTGCGCATCCGCAGCTTATCCAGCTTCTCAATGAGCTGGTCCGTGCCGATAAGGCCCAGCGAGCAGACGTTGTTCAGGTTGTCGAACAGCTCCTTCCATGCACACAGCGCATACACGTTCAGGTACTCCGCCTCGTCAAACAGCAGCTGCGGGTTGTAACCCTGCTGCCGCAGCCTGTTCATGTGCCAGATGATCTGGTTGATCATCCCGGTACGGGTCAGCACCTTGAAAGGCACATCGAAATGGGCCAGCACCTTGTCCAGCAGGTCGCGCAGGTTGTCCGTGCTGCCCACCTTGACGATAAAGGTGTCAATCGGATGCTTCCGCCGGAACAGCTCGGCCGTGTAAGACTTGCCACTGCCGGTCTCGCCGATGATCACCACCGGCTCGGCATTCTTCTTGGCATCGGCCAGGTGCGCCAGGATCTCCTTGGTCTGCATCGTCGGCCTGGTCTCCCAGTAGACCTTCTCCAGGGGGAAGTCGATGGTGTCCGCTATCGCCCGGAAGTACCGGTCGGCGATAGGGATGGCCTTGCCGCCGCTGTTGATGGTAAAGTCCCGCCGCTTGATCTGTATCAGATAGGCAGCGTTCACGCCCGTGAGCTTGGCAGCCTGCGTCTGGGTCAGCTCGTTGTCCTCGATGTAGCGATCCAGCGCATCCGCCAGTTTTTCCTTGATTTCGGTAGTGATCTCCATTGTTCAAATCGTGTTTAAATGGTTAGAAATATTCGTTGAAATCCATCTTTCCGTCCAGGTACTCCTCCTTGGCCGACAGCTCCTCACGTTCAGCCATCCGCTCCGCCTTGGCCTGCTCGCGCCGCTCGTTTCGTTCAGCGAGCTGCTTCGCTTTGGCCCCGGCAAGCCGGGCCTGGCTCTTGTTGTCCTTATATTGGCCCATGCTGTCCACCAGCAGGAGCTTCGTCAGCGTTCCTTCCAGCTCGGGGCGTGATAGTATAGGGTTCAGTACTTCGTAGTTCTGCGCTCCACGCTCCACGATATTATCCTTCAGTTGCTTATTGAAGTCACGCACCCGTGCCAGCTCCTCCGCATCGCCTTCTTTGCGATCCTTCAATGCCATCGGCTGCACATATTTCTGTTCCAGGACGAATTGCATCGTGTTCAATTCCTCGACCAACTTATTGCCCGATGCCTTGGCATCCACCACCAGCACCTTGCTCAGGTCATCCGGGTCATACTTCACGCACCAGTTCACGTGCGACAGCTCGCGGAAACGCACGTCAAACGAATCATAGACCAGTTCCTCGCCGCCTATCGTCACCTGCAACCCGTAGTGGTGCAGCCTGTTGGTAAATCCGGTGGTAGCGCCGAACAGGTTCAGGTATTCCGCATCATCACACACCAGGCGGTCGGCCTCCGGTGTCTGCTCCCAGTTTGCCAGCAGCTTATCACGAAGTTCCATCCGCTTCATTTCCAGCATGTGCACAATCTGGGCGCGGCAACCCGCTTCGTCCGGAAACATATGCCTTATCTTATTCAGGTATTCGGCATTGGGTTGCTTGTCAGGGTCCACGGTGACACCGTATCCGGACCAGTTGGGCATCATCTGTATCGATTTGTTGAGTTCTTTGAAGTAAGGCTCCACCCGCTTGGATCGGGCCAGCCTGGCAGCGGCCGGTGTGAAGTACTCCGAAAGCGCCTCATACAAAGGCGTCAGCTTCTTGATGCCGTAGCGGTCACTCTGCAACTGCCAGGGCTTATACCGCTGTCCGAAAAGCTCGCGCGTATGGTTCACTGCATTCCGAAGGGCCTCGCGGATAAGTGCCGGGGTCTCGTGTGTACCGATAGCATAGCCAATCGGATACTTCACATTCGGGTCAAGCACCACCACAGCATTCAGCCTGTTGGTATAAGTCGTCACCTGGTGGCCCTTGCTGTCCAAGCCTGTTTGCTGATACAGCAACTCGACGTCCCAGCCGTCCAGCGTCCAGTAGTAAAGTGGCTTCGTTGGTGCCGAGCGCTTCACCTGCATTGATTTCTTATTGATGAATGAAGACAGGCCGCGACGTCCGGCCTCAATGTAAAGTCCCAGATCCCGCCGCTTATTGGCCACGGTGCTCGCGCTGATCGTAGGCCAGCCTATTTTCTCGGCGGCGATATTGTAGAGGCCCATGATCTGCTCATTGTCCAGGTTCTTGTTATACTTCAGCAGCTCTTCCAGCAGCGCCTGTTGTTTCTCATCCTTGATCTTGGCCGTATTCCTGTTGCCCAGCTTGCCGCTTATCAGCGCCTCGTAGCCGTCCTTCTTGTAGTTCGCCAGTGTCCGTTTCAGCGAGGGCACCTTCAGCGTATGGCCTACCCTGGGGCGCATTGCCTCGATATCCCTGTATATGGTCTCCCACACCCCGGCTGTAGATCCGCCAAGGGCCTTGCGCAGTGCCCTGCGGTTGGCCATCGTGGCGATCACCGCATTCAGCACGCTCGCATTTGTTGTGTATTCCTGGATCAAGTTGTAGTCAAGGTTCCGGTCATCAGGCCGTTTCCAGTTCGCATAGAAGTCAGCCGCTTTGGGGTCGCGGTGGTAGTGCTTTTCCAGCAGCGTGGGGATGGCCGCCAGCTCCGGATCACCGAATGCCTGCTTGCATTTCTCCCGCCAGTCATGGGGCAGCGTCACCCAGTTGATCAGCGCCTCGTTGCCCGGGCCTTTGCCTTCCTTCAAGCGAAAGTGGGGGTTTCGGAAACTACGCAGCTTGTACGCGGTATAGCTCATTAAACCCAAGCTGCTTTCCTTGCGCTTATTCTGATCTGAAACGACATAACTCAGACGGACACCTATCTTGCCGTCATGGATCTCGTATGGATTTTGGTCAAACATAGCTTGCTTTTACTGGTTCCCGCCCGGCTGCGATGACCGGGTTACGCTTTCGGGAATTTTCGCTAACTTTCGGCTGTCAAACTTTAAATCGTTAGCGTTATGGAAAATGATAAAATCAAAGAGTTGGAGGCCTTAATCATTGTTTTAGCTAAGCAAATCGAAGACTTAAGAAGAAAGACCGTAGGTGGATCATCTATCAGATCGGATGCTCAGTGGCTGAACGAATTGAAGAAAGAGGCGCAGAAGATCAAACTCTAAACGTTTGCCACCTCATACGTTTCCAACTCGGGATAGTGATAGACCTTGGTGTAGACCACTATCCCTAAAATCCTTACCGTCTTGATCGTCCTGATCACCCTTGCCTCGCCCGCCAAATTGGCGCGTGGGCTACTGATTTCGTGTTTGATTTCTGTACGTACCATGCCTTATGATTTTTATAGATTTTCAATCTTCGATTTGATGGCCTGCCTGGCGGCCCGGTCCAACTGTTTGTACTCATCCGCGATCTTCGTCGGGAAGGTGCCCGTCCGGTCCCCACGGATGGACATGATGATATAATTCCTCGTGAAGCCGTACTTCGCTCTCAACTCATCGATGACCGCATTGTTGTAGTTGTAATTTTTATTCCTATGTTTGTTCATTGCTCAAACTGTATTTTGTTGAGAACAAATATAGTAGAGAAATTTATATTATTCCAAATTTTTATGAGTGAAATTTCAACCATAAAACAAAGAATACTACAATATCTTGAGTATAAAGGTATTAGTAAGTATGATTTTTACAAGAAAACGGGCGTATCCAATGGCGTTTTATCCCAGAAAGGCGGTTTATCCGAGGATAATATATTTAAATTTATCTCATACTATGTGGAAGTGGATCCTGAATGGTTGCTTACTGGCAAGGGTCCGATGCTCAGAGATGATAAGCGAGTAGCCAAACCGGCACCGTTAGGAAAGGGCATCCCGTTGATCCCGGTGGAAGCTTTCGCCGGTGCCTCGCTCAATGATGATTACGCTATTGACTTCGACGCCATAGAAGAGCGTTACCACGTCCCGCTGTTCGATGGCAAGGGTGTCGACTTCATGATGTATGTCCGCGGATCGTCCATGTACCCCAAGTACAGCTCCGGCGACGTGGTGGCCTGCCGTTTCGTCCGCGAGCTGCTGTTCATACAGTGGAACAAGGTCTACGTCATCGACACCAGGACCCAGGGAGCCATCATCAAGCGCCTGTTGCCCGGCAGCGACCCCGATAAGATCATCTGCCGGTCAGACAACAGGGAATACATAGACTTTGAGGTACCCATGAGCGATATCCGCAACATCGCACTCGTAGTCGGCTGCATACGGCTTGAGTAAGGCCAATAAACAAGACATGACACTAGAAGAAGCAAAGCGATACGATGAGCTTTTACGACAGCTCAGCAAAGACGGAAAGCGGACATCCGTAGGCGTGCCCCGTGGTTCCGAGGCATACGATCAGTGGCATTACCTGCAATCAAAAGGAGTCGTAACGCTCATAACAGGGGGCGGGAAGATAGCCTTGGCCAGTCTGACCCCGCAAGGGATAGCCTTTGTAGCCGATGGCGGGTTTGAAAAGCGGTACCGTGACGCGCAGGCAGTATCGGAGGAAAAGAAGCATGAACACCGCAGCCGGAGTCAAGGCAACCGGATTGCTATTTGGTCCATAGCAATAACAGCGACAGTAGCAATAGCTGGAATACTGAAAGAAGAGCTATCGCAATTAATAACCTGGTTAGCCTCCTTACTAAGATAACCATGCTTTCTATCCCGTCTTTAATCGGGTATATGTTTTCGCCTATACATAACAGGCCTTCGAGATAGTCCAGTATGTTCGCCGGGCGCGGAGTATTGGTTTGCCTTTCCATTTCCGTTGAATTTTCACAAATACACACAAAAAAAGCCGGAAAAACAACAAAAACAACTGAAAACAAGATGGTTATCCTAAATTATCCATGCAAATCAACGGTAATAAAGGGTGGTCAATCCATCGTTTTACAAGGTTTTTGCATCGGTTTTTTGGCATAACCTACGCTTTATCGCTCGTAAAAATCCAAAAAATGTAACCCTAATTGTAACCCTAATCGTAACCCTAATCCAAAATTCTGGCATTTTTCACCTTTCGGGGCCGGGCACAAAAAAGCCGGTTATCCCTTCGGTCACCAGCACGCAGCACCATCGTCCTGGTAGCAATAAATTTGGTTTTATCAGCCGTTTTAGGCCGTTTTAAGCCGTTTTTAAGGCCGTAATGGAAGTATCATCGGCAATCCGACCGGATTGTCGTTTTACAAATGGTATCTGAATGGTACCGGATGGTATAGGTTTACATTTCGTTTTGCAGCCGTCAGGCTGCCGCTTTCAGCAAAAATCGCCGTTTTCTATATCGTTTAGGCCGTTTTTCAGCATTTTGCCGTTTTTGCCGTTTTTTTACATTTCGTTCTGCCCCTTATAGAAAGTAGTTGGGATCCGACTGTATATTTTTTCCACCCTTCTTCTCAATGAGTCCGAGTTGAGTCCGAGGTGAGTCCAAGGTGAGTCCGTGTATTACCGAGAATTATCGGACTCACTACGGAC